AGCAAGATCTTCTCGATTTCCTGACGGGATAAAGTGATTTTCATATCATTCCTTTGGTTGTGTTGAGCCTCAATCTTATTGGCTTGCAACAAAAAAAACATTAGTACAAACCCTTAGAGACAAAACTTTTTTTTCATGTAATCTTTGCTGCATGAACACACATGAACAACATGAAGTCCTGTCCATCCAGCCGTTGCTAGACTATGCAACCTCGCTGGTGGTGCAGTACACAGAGCCTGAAGATGTGGAGGCCGCTACCAAGGCTCTCCTGGTCGCCAGCTTGGAACAACTTTTTAACAAGAGGATCTACATTGAGCAAATTAGCCGCTAAACAGTTTTACCTTGAGCAAGTAAAAAAAGACAACTCTCCACATCGAAGGATTGCAAACAGGATGGTTGGCAAGTTTGACATTTCGCCAGCACTGGTCAAGAACGAACTTCTTAAAGATGGTTACATCACCATTGCTAAGACTGTTCGACTTGGCATGACGCAGAAGCTGAACTTCTACTTTAACCTGACAGGCAAGTCACTTCAAAGCACGCCTGAACGACGATTTGTTTCTGACTCTCAGTGGGAAGATGGAACACCTAAAAGCCGTGGCAATGCTTTTGACATTACGCTAACCAAGGGTCTGTTTAACAAAGCAGAGATTGCCAACTCAATCAACAAAGGCAAGCCCAACAACTACAACTCAACAGTGCAAATGATTGCATATTCAAGAGCATGACATACAAGACAGACGCACTAAGCCAATGCCAAGGCAAGGACAAGCTGCCTACCAGAGACATGGCTTTGGTCATTGTTGGTCGCCGTAGGGATAGCCCTATGGAGGCTTACAAGTGTCCTCATTGCAACTTTTGGCACGTAGGCCATGCAACCCCCAAGAAACAAGTTTTTTCACGTTCCCCAAAGAAAGGCTAAACCATGTTAACAATGTTCACCAAAAAACCAGCGGGTCAAATACCCCGTTTAAAGCAACTGCTGGCACGACCAGAAGGGGCTACGGCGGCTGAGATAGCACGTTACCTGCCAACAACATCACCGCACAGCAAGATGGCTCGATTGGTTAGAGATCACCTGTGGACAATCGTTAAAAAAGATAAGGGTGACGGAACGAAACAATACTTTGGCAAGCCACCAAAGAAGTGATATAGTTATCTGAGACACGGATAGATACGAAGTCATGAGCGTATCGAAAAGCGAGCCTTCCCGCCTGCCGTAGTTTCTTTCAGTGAAGGACAGCGAATGGAAAACTTATGCTTTTACAGCCAAAGAATTGGGGCGTCTTTCAACATTACAAAGACCGCTGCCCACCGTGGATAAAACTCCATCGTGACTTACTAAATGACCGTGTGTTTATGTGCTTGCCACTTGCTAGCAAGGCGCTTGCACCTTTGCTCTGGTTGCTAGCATCAGAGTCAAAAGACGGCACTTTTGATGGCTCACTGGATGAGCTTGTGTTTCGATTGCACATCACGCCAAAAGACTATCAAGATGGTGTTAAGCCGTTGATTGATAAAGGTTTTTTTGTTGTTGCTAGTGGAGTGCTAGCAGAGTGCTATCAAGATGCTATCCCAGAGACAGAGAGAGAGGGAGAGACAGAGAGAGAGACAAAGACAGAAAAGAGGCAGATAAGCAATCGCGGTTCGCGCTTGCCAGTGGACTTTCTTTTGGATGAAGAATGGATTTCTTTTTGTAAACAAGAACGTCCTGATTTGAATCCACAAAAGGTTTTTGCTGAATTCTTGGATTACTGGACAGCACAACCAGGGCAAAAGGGTGTGAAATTAGCTTGGACACCAACATGGCGAAATTGGGTACGCCGACAGTCAGCACCAAAACAATCCTTTGCCCAACAAGCCGCTGACATTGCCAGAACAACAGTCCCTGCCCAACACTCTGGCCCTGACCCTGTGCTGCTCAAGATTGAGGCTGACAGACAGAAAGCTGCTCCTATGCCTGACCACATTCGCCAGCAGATCAATCAAGTCTTGAGGAAGGTATGAAAGTTCTTCCAATTCAAAGCTATGAAGCAGAGCCTTGGCTTCTTAAAAAACACTATGCAAAGCGTATGCCATCAATTAGCTATGCTTTTGGATTGTTTGATGATGGAAGGCTGGTGGGAGTTTGCACCTATGGAACACCTTCAGCCGCACCATTGCGGGACGGTATAGCTGGCCCAGAAAACGCCAAATATGTGCTGGAATTAAACCGCTTATGTTTGGACACAAAGACCAAAAATGCAGCATCTATGTTGGTCGGAAGAAGTCTTCAAATGCTGCCTAAACCATCTATTGTGGTGAGCTATGCCGATACAGAACAAGAACACGTTGGTTACGTCTATCAGGCTTGCAACTTCATTTATACGGGTTTAAGCGCCAAGCGTACCGATTGGAAGATTAAAGGCATGGAGCATCTACACGGTCAAACCATTGCCGATATCAGCCGTGGCTGCGATGGGTCAAGATCTAAATTCATGCGGGAAAAGTTTGGAGATGATTTTTATTTGCAAGACAGAGCAAGAAAGCATCGTTATATTTTTGTAACTGGAAAAAACAAAACATTAAAAAACCAGATTCGTTACGCTGTTGAGCCATATCCAAAAGGCGAAAGCAAGCGATATGACGCTGGAGCTGAGGTTCAAACACAAGCGTTATTGTTTTTTTGAAAGTTTTAATAAATGTCCCACTATCAAGCAATGCAAATCTTGGACAAGGTGCGTGAAGGTGTTTCTTATCCGCAACACATCATTGACCAAGCACTGAGGCTAACAGGTGACTTGGGGTAAGTACCTATGGCATACAACCAGAAACCACAATCTAATCACAGTGACAGATACATGATTGAACTTGGTGAAGCCAGAGTTCTTTTTAGGACTTGGGAGTCAACAAAGCAAAAGGTCTTAACGCCTGTTCGCATTGAGTGGCTAGAGCGCCGATATGGATCAGGTTCTGTTGAAAGGATTCGTGAGTTTATGAAGAAATTACAAAGTGGTGAACTTGAATGAGATACGCAGCAAGGGTTGATGCTAACCAGCAAGAGATTGTCAAAGCATTGCGTGAGGCTGGTGCTTACGTCTGGATCATTGGCCTACCTGTTGACCTGCTTGTCGGGTTTGGTGGTCAAACATACTTGGTGGAAGTCAAGGATGGGTCTAAAAAGGCTTTAACGCGCCTACAACAAGACTTTTTTGGAAATTGGATAGGTGGTGGCTTGCACCGCATTGAAAGCCCTGAAGACGCTTTACGCATGATTGGCAAAGCATGATTCACTATCACGGTATGCCTATCACGCCAGCAACTGCTGCTGTCTCTGCTGTGCAAGCTGGTCATGGCTTTGTTTCTTTTCAGCATCCAGACCAATTAGGTGTTGCTGCTGAAGTCTGTCAATCCTTTGCTGTTGATAACGGTGCTTTTAGTGCATGGAAAAGTGGCAACCCAAGAACAAACTGGACAGAGTTTTATGAGTGGGCGCTAATGTGCAAGAAGATGCCAAACTGCGACTTTGCTGTTATTCCTGATGTGATTGATGGATCTGAAGACGATAACAACGCTCTTGTTCGTGCTTGGCCTTTGGGTAACTTCTTTGGCGCACCTGTTTGGCATATGCACGAATCAATCACTCGATTAACATGGCTGGCTCGGACTTTCCACCGTGTTTGCATTGGCTCATCTGGTCAATTTGCAGAAATTGGAAATTCTTTATGGTGGGGACGAATGGCAGAAGCAATGAACGCTGTTTGCCCTGATGGGTATCCAGTTTGTAAGTTGCATGGCTTGCGTATGCTTGACCCTGAAGTGTTTACAAAGTTGCCGTTTGCGTCAGCTGACAGCACAAACATTGGTCGAAACATAGGAATTGATAACAACTGGAAGAACGGAAATTACCCACCACCAACAAAAGAAGCAAGAGCAATGGTTATGAGACAAAGGATTGAATCTCACAACGCTGCTCAAAAATGGATTACGCAACCAATTCAGGAAACATTGATATGAAAATTGCAATCGGTGTTTACGCACTAGCAATGACTGCCGCAAACTTGTCTATTTCACATTTTGGCCCTTGGGTGTCGCCAATAAACTCATTTTTGTTTATTGGTCTTGACTTGGCTTTGCGTGACTTGTTGCACCAAAAGTTAAAAGCATGGCAGATGGGCTGTTTAATTGTTGGCACTGGTTTGCTGACATATTTGTTAAACCCTGCTGCTGGAATGATTGCAATTGCGTCTGCTGTGTCATTTACTGCTGCATCTGTGGTTGATTGGGCTGTGTTTGCAAAACTTACTGGATCATGGATTAAACGAGCCAATGGAAGCAACATTGCTGGTGCTGCTGTGGACAGTGTTGTGTTTCCAACATTGGCGTTTGGTGTTTTGATTCCTCAAATTGTTGCAATGCAATTTGTAGCAAAAGTTGCCGGTGGTGCTTTTTGGGCTTATGCAATTACAAAGGTAAAAAGTGAAAGTCACTCTGTATAACGCACAACAAGCGCACACTGTCCTGAAGGATGTTTGGCAAAAGGCCAAGCCTTACTTGCAGGCTGGTAACAAGCTGGTGCTGACGATTGAACAGGAAAAGCGCAGCCAAGAGCAAAACGCCTTGATGTGGTCTGTGCTGACTGATTTGTCTAAATCATTGGATTGGCATGGCGAGAAGCTGACAAAAGAAGAATACAAAGACTTGTTAACTGCTGGCCTAAAAAAGCAAAGAGCTATTCCAGGCATTGATGGTGGCTTTGTTGTTTTGGGTTCGTCAACCAGCAAGATGACAAAGCAAGAGATGACAGACCTGATAACAATGGCTCATGCCTTTGGTGATGAGCGTGAGGTTAAGTGGTCGCCTACAAGTATTGGGGAATCAAATGATGTTTCCAAAGCATAACTACGTCCGAAACAAGAAACTTCTGGAGAACGCCAGAAAGATACCTTGCCAGCACTGTGGGGCAGATGACGGGACTGTGGTTGCTGCACACAAAAACTGGGGTGGCGGCAAGGGCATGGGCATAAAAGCAAGTGATGATTTGATCGCAAGTCTTTGTTATTCATGCCACATGATGATCGACCAAGGCAAAGATTTGCCAAAAGAAGATCGCAAAGAGAAGTGGCACATTGCTCATGTAAGGACTTACATAAAACTTAAAGAGCTTGGCTTATGGCCTGATGATGTTCCTAAACCCTATTAGGGTTTTTACTGATTCACAAAGCTAGTTTTCACCATCACAATGAAGACTCATTAACCAAGGAATGTTATGACCGAATTTGAATACAGCACAACTTTGAACGGTGGCATTGTCACTGTTGTCCTCAACATTGAAGAAATCCTTGATGAGGACGGGATTGATTGGACAACATCATTTCAGGCTGTCTATTTTGACTGCACTGATGTAACTGGCATCTTGTCTAAAGAGCAAATCAACGAGTTAGAGATGGAAGCCCAAGCTGGTTTTTCTGATTACTGCTTTGAATTGGGGAACGTATGACAAGAGAAGAATTGCGCCAAGAGTTGCTTGTTGATTCACAAGCGTACTGCTGCTATTGCGGTGATGCACAGGTTTACTTTCATTGCTGTGGTGAAAACCATTTTGAAACCTTTGCAGATATGGATGAGAAAAGACAAAAAGAATTTTTAGATGCGGAGGGTGTATGAAAACAACGATAGAGCTTTGCAAAGCAGTTGGCTTTCCATTGATGTCCTTTGAGGGCGTGATATACGTTTCGCCTGAACTTGAGCGCCTTATTGCCCTTGTTCGTGCTGATGAGAGGGCAGCACCTGACCTGCAAGCCGAACTCGATGCCACCAACAGGCAGGTTGAAATCCTGAGCGATGCGCTGGCTGAGTCACGGCGGGAGGTTGCAGTGTTGAAGGCTAAATGCCCACCATGCAATGAAGACTGTGACCAAGGACGTAGCTGTCCAGCAAGGAAAGACAAATGAACAACACCATTCAATTTCACAGTGGAACGCCAGCAACAGAAGTCTTGCGCTTGTCTAAAGATGGCATATGGGCCAATCCTGACATTCCTGTTGATGACGCAGCCAAGCTAGTTCTTGAGGCTATTGATGCCAACATCAAGGTGCTGGTGCAGAAGGCTGTGCTTGCTGAAAGAGAGGCGTGTGCAAGGGTGTGTGATTGGTATGTTGAATACAGCAACAACCCTTTGAATTTTGCAGAAAACTGTGCTCAAGGAATCCGAGCAAGGGGGAACACATGACCTGTAAACATAGATGGATAGAAGGAAGCAACAAAGATCGTCCAGCGTATCGTTGCGCTCGCTGTGGTGATTGGAGATTTATCCCATGAGACCAGACAGCCCATGTATTGCTGTTTGCACTACGCTTTATGACGAAAAATGTAAGGGTTGCGGCAGAACTTACATGGAAGTTGCTTTGTGGAATGAGATGAATCAGTTTGATAAAGAGCAGATCTGGCAACGCATAGACAAAGAAGCAACAGCCTGGAGATACAACCGATACAAAGATAGAGTTAAATGAAAAAAAAATCAAAATATAAGCCTAAAGGTATTCGTTTGGATGCTGTTAATTGGGTGCTATCAGGTCTAAAACCAGTGTCTCAAGTTGGTGACGCTTTGGTGATCCTGAAGGCCAAGAATCATTCGGCACTGACAGAGGTTGTTCAGGGACGGGGAAACAGAGACCAGATAGACGTTCTCATAGCAGCACTCAATATGTGTGAGGCTTACGCTATTCACGGCAAGGGAAAAGATTGGTTGCCAGAGATCAATGAAGCACAGAACGCGCTTTATGAGATGGCTGTTAGGGGGCTAGAGACTGAGAAGTTCTTATTCCGTGGCCCAGAGATGCAAGCTGTAAACTTGGCTATGGACGTACACGATGTTCAGCTAGAGGAAAGCACTGTTAAACAGCTTGAGGACATGGCTGACTTTGTTGCAAAGCAAGTTGTCCTCAAGAGGGCTAGACCGATTGTCAGTAAAACAGAACGTCAAAGTAATGCAGGGCAAATGCTGCCAGCGTGAGGCCGATAACAATTGCTAGAGAAACGTCTTTAATGGATTCTTTCATGGGAAACTCCTTGATGGGGCCGAAGCCCCGGTTGATTAAGCTGCCAGTTTTGCCATCAGGTCTTTGGCTGCTACCCGTTTCCCGTCCACTTTCCACATGGTCACAGGCTTGCGTTTGCTTCCGCGATATGTTGGAACAAGTGTTGCATGGACAGTTTTGCCGTTAAACACAATAGATGGCTCTGTGGTTTCTGTTGCTGTTGCTGCAAGTGCTTTAAGTGTGTCGTTCATTTCATGCCCCGTTGTGTTGTTGATGGCTCTATTGTGTAGTTATCTACAAAGTTATCCATAGGGACTTACCCCTAGAGACAACTTCACAAAAATCTGCTAGTGTTGTAAAATCTAGCAAACTGGAGAATGTTATGGGCGGTCTATTAGGCACTGAACTGGAAATCTCAATCGAGATTGAAGAAGCGGAAGAATCTATGTTTGACGAGGCTGAGAACGCCAAGACCATCAAATACATGGAAGAAACGCAGATGTACGGGCCAAAAGACCCAAGCAAGCCCAATGGCGAACACTGGCGTGAACTGGCTAATTACTGGAGAATTTCTCCAGATCAAGCCAAGCGCAAGCTGTGTTCTAACTGCGAATACGGTGATGACAGCCCCGAAACAAAAGAAATGTACGGGGATGAGGCCATCTACTGCAAGAAATTTGAGTTTGTCTGTGGCGAAGGCAAGACTTGCAAGATGTGGGAATCTGCACAAGGGGAAGATTGATGGGAACCACAAATCAGCAAATGCCGAACCCTCAAAAGGCCAAGAAATTGGCTGAACAAGCCAAAAAGATGGCCGAGTCTAAAGGCTGGCAGTCTATGGCTATGAAGTTTTACAAACCGAAAGGTAAATGATGAAACTTACTGAAGCTGCCAAGAAAATAGGCAAAGTCATGGGTGAGTACAAAGAGGGAAAACTCAATTCTTCTTCTGGTCAAAAGGTCAAAAGCCGAGATCAGGCTGTAGCAATCGCCATGTCAGAATCTGGTCGTTCCATGCCAAAACGTGGTGGTCGCACAGCAACTAACAGGGGCAAGAGGTAAATCATGGACGCAATCCGAGCAACCCCATACAGAAGCCCCGTAGCGGGTGGAATCAATGACCTGCTTGGCGGGTTGCTTGGGTATATGCGAGATCCAAGGCGAACACAGCAAATGCAAGGTTTGGCTGGTTTGCTGGAAAGCACTGGAGTTCCAAAGACCGTAGAGCGTTTGGCATACGGTGAGCCACTGACAAACCTTCAGCAAGCAAACATCCCTGCGCTGCGCCAAGAGACAGCTAACGCCTTAATGACTCTGCTACCTGTTCCAAGTGGCGCAAACAGGGCTGCAATGGCCGCTGGTCGTGCTGGTGAACGCATGGCCGAACGAGTTGTTCCGCAAGTCATGGGGCGCGGTGGCGTACCCGCTGGTTTATTGGATGCTTTGGCTCAAGGCTCTACAAGTAATGTATTGCCACCAGCAAGATTCCGAGGGCAAGCATTAGAAGGTTTGCCAAATAGAGTTGATGTTGGCGGTACTATGGAGGAATTTGGCACAGATCAGCGTTTGGTAGATATTGCCAAAGAGTTGGTTGAAAAGAAGGGTTTTGTATATAGCCCACAACTAAAATATGCAGAAGTTGACCCGCAAAGGGCCGCAAAGATTGCTGATGCTTACGCAAAAATGGAGAACAACCCAAATTCTCCACAAGTAAAAAAAGCGTATGACGCAATGATTGAAGAAACAATGGAGCAATACGAGGCGCTCCGCAAAAAAGGCTATCAGTTTAGTTTTATGCCTGAAAGTGGCGATATTTACGGCAACCCAAGAAACGCCATCAATGACATTGTGCAAAACCAAAGGTTGTCTGTTTTCCCAACTGAGCAAGGTTTTGGTGGGCCATCGGCGGCTGCTGCAAGTGAGGCAAACCCGCTACTGATGCGAATTGGCGAAAAGTGGGATGGCAAAGAAGTTACGGCCAATGATGTGTTTCGCGCTGTACATGATGTTTTTGGCCATGCAAAACATGGGGTAGGATTTCGCGCTGGTGGTGAAGAAAACGCTTTTCAGGCACACGCTCGGATGTATTCTCCTGAAGCATTGCCAGCCGCAGCCTCTGAAACAAGAGGGCA